AAAGACAAGTATAACAATATTGTTCTTGGTGGTTGGATTCAAGAGCCAGAAGGTGTGTTGTTGCCTAAGTCAAAACTTAAATTCATTGACCTATCAACTATACCCGAAGAAAATATAGTCTTTAAATTCGCAGTGGGCGATCCAGCAGACACTGGAGGGGATAAGTTCAGCATCCCATTCATGCACGTTGCATTGTACGAAAATTCAATCGTTTGTTATGTGAAAGATATTATCCATTCAACAGTAGGAATAGAAGCCAACACGGAGCGTGTAATTGATAAAATGCACGATAACTTAATAGAAGAGCTTTTCTACGAAAGTAACGGTGTTGGGATAGCCGCAATACTACTTATCAAAAAACGATTAAGCGAGCATCAAAAACTAAAAGCGTTCGCAGCTACTATAAACAAAGAGGTAAGGATATTTTCACATTACGAGTTTGTACAAAAGTATTTCGTATTCGATATTAACTACGAACAAAATGCAGAATATAAATCATTCATAAACGATTTAACATCATACTCAAAAGAGGGTGATAACAAACACAAAAAAGATGCTATCGATGTTTTATGCTCGGCAGCATCTATTTTGAAGATAAAATATAAGCGAGTGTTGTATGGTTAATGTTATTAATACCAAATAAGTAGTTAAATATTCAATTTATTGCACAAAATAAATACAATCTATTATATTTGCATTTTAAAATTAAACTATGGGGTTATTAGATTTTTTAAACCGAACTAAAATAAAACAATTTTCCGACGGAAAGTTAGAATATGAGGTTAATAAGGTAGGTTCGATTGAAGTACCCGACAGATTAACTGATAACAATGCGTTTGTATTAGCGAATACGGTTGCAGAAATATTTTTCCCTATTGACTTTTTGGCAGATAGAGCGAGTAAATTAAGATTTTACATTGCCGATAAGGCAGGAAATGAGGTTATAAACACCGAGTTAAACCGATTTATAACCGATATAAACCCTTTGTTTTCTTTCTCAGACTTGTTTTATCAGGCTGTTTTCTCTTACCTTTCAGATGGAAACATGATTACTTACTTAGGTACTCCATCGTTGTACAACAAGATAACAGTTAATAGTATTGACAGAATAGATGTATTGCAACCTAACTTGTTAAGTGTTTACGAATATACAAACATAAGCCAACTAACAGCACGGTCGAATAACGATTATATTAACAAGGCTCAATATGCATACGTTAATGGATTTTATGATAACTTGGATGTTGAAAAGTTGCACATAAATACTTATGACAATCAGAAAAAAGATTTATCTTTGGTATTATGCAAAAGCCCACTATTTAAGTCTTATCGGTCGATTAATAACCTTTTAGCAACTTACTCGGCTAGATATAACGTTTACAATAATAACGGTGCAGCAGGCTACATAAGCAAAAAGCAATCAGGTAAAAGCCAAGAGGATATTATTAACGATGCAGGTACAAGGGATGATATTTTAGCGGACATAAACAACCGTAACGGATTAACTGGTAAACGTAACCTTTGGGGAATATCCGGCACACCGATTGAATTTGTAAATACTTTAGTAACGATTAAAGATTTACTTCCATTTGAAGAAACATTGGAGGATAGCATAAAGATAGCATCAACTTTCCAAATCCCATCAGGATTAGTTCCACGGAAAGACCAAAGTACTTACAACAATCAAGATGCTGATGAGAAGAAGGTTTGGGAAAACACGTTAATGTCAATTGTTGATTCTGTTTGCAGTTACTTCACTAAGGCATATAAGTTTAACGGCTATTCAATTAAAGCCGATTATTCAACTGTATCGGCTTTGAAAGTAAACGAAATAGGGATAGAGGATTTAATCACAAAGAAAATACAAAATTTACAGGCATTAAAAAACCTTAATCCTGAATTGAATTTAAATAACCAAATCAATAAAATAGTTCAAGGCTATGAATAAAGAGAAAGAAGATAAAAGTATTTGTAGGGCTTTGATAACTGCATCAGTTGATGAAAGCTACGACTTTGAATGTATCGCTGTTCCATCTGATAACAAACAACTTAAATATTCATGGGACAACAACGAATATTTTTATCAAGTTCTAAGAACGAATAAAGAGAACATCGATGCATCTCGCCTTGATTCTGGATTGCCTTTATTCGATAACCATCCAGAGATGGAAGATGCAGGAGCTTTGAACCAATTAGGTATTACTTTGACTTATGACTTCTTACCCGAAGGATTAGCAGTTAGATGTAAATTTGGGGCAAGAGCCGACCAAGCGTTAAAGGATGATGTAAAAAACCAAATTGTAAAAACAGTAAGCATTGAGGGATGTGTTCAAAACTACACAATAGAACGCAAAATAGGCGAAATACCTGTATATTATGCAGACCTTTGGACACCAGAAAGCCTTTCGTTTGCTCCTGTTCCTCAAGATATTTCAGCACAAATCGAAGTAAAACGTGCTATTCAAAAACAAATAGAAATCAAACAAGAAGATTCATTTTATAAATCACTTACAAATAAATTTTAAACACAATGAAAAAAGAAGAATTTCTCAAAATTGTCAGAAGTAACGCAAAAGTTACATTGACAGAATCGGAAGAATCGATGTTCGGATCTATCGGTGAAGCTATCGAAAAGGCTTTTACTCTTGACACAGTTGAGAGAAATAAGTCTTTGAAAACTATTACAGACCAACTCGGATCATTTGATGAAGGCGATAACGTCTCTGCTATCATCCGTACATTGGCTACTAAGGTAGACGAATTGGAAAACAAAACTAAACGTACTTTAAACGAACGCGAAAAAAACTCTTTGCGTGCAGTTTTGGAAGCAAACAAAGACGTTATCCGTAACTCTCGCAGAAAAGACGCTCCAGCGTGGGAGATTGAATTTAAGGCAAAACGTGCTGCAAGTGCGTTGATGACTACTTCAACTATTTTAACAGGTGCTGTAGCTATCAACAACCCTAACGAGTTGGACGATTTGGCGGTTACTTTCATTCAGTATCCTAAAGATTTTATTCTTGACGCTATCAATTCTCGTCAAGTATCAAAAGTTCCAGCTTCTCGTAAGTGGAAAGAGCAAGTAGTTGCAAACAATGGTGTAATTGCAGCCGTTGCAGAAGGTGCAGAAAAACCTTTGGTTGATTACAAATTCGAGTACAAATATTCTTACCGTGTTAAATACGCTGGTCGTATTGAAATGACCGAAGAAGATGAAATCGACATGGAACAATTGATGATGGAAATTATATCAATGTTCGAGCGTGATGTATTGAAAGCATGGCAAGCAGGCGTTTTGGCTGCTATCATTGCATGGGTTCCAGCTTACACTGCAACATCTTTGGATGGTACTATTGTTAAACCAACTGTTTACTCGGTTATCGGCGCATTGAAATTACAGGCTCAATTGGCAAATTACGAACCTAACGTTGTTTTAATTAACCCATCGGATGCAGCCGAAGCAATTTATTTGCAAGATGCAAACGGAGCGCAACAGTTCATCCCTGATTCATTGCAATTTGGTGGTTTACTCCCATTTGTGAGCAACCTTGTTCCTGTAGGTAACATTTACGTTGGTACTTCTTCTATCGTTGAAGAGCAACACGGATCATTCATTTTGAGACGGGGTACTTACGGAAATCAATTTATTGAAAACGAATTTACAATTGTAGGTGAAGTTTTCTCTAACTTGAAATTGCCAACTGAAAGTAAAAAAGGTTGGGTCAAAGGTTCAATTGCGACTGTAAAAGCTGCATTATTAAAGCCATAAGTATAATGCCTCCTAAAAAAGCAGTGGTTGTCAAAGAAGAAAAAGTAATTGATATTCCAAAAGGTAACGTTATAGTTATCGGAACGGATAAAAGCCAATTCCTTAAAACAGGAAAAGAATATCCGGTAACTTCGGAGCTTGCACAAACACTAATTAAAAAAGGTGCTGCAACTTTAAAATAACCATTAATAAAGAGGGTTGGTCGAACGGCTAACCCTTTTTTAATAACTACAACAATGAAAGAAGTACAATATTGCATAGGAGTCGATTTATTAGGTCAAAAAATATATGTAACACATTATTTGTAATGGAAAACAAGATTGATAAAACATATTTCTGGGGTGAGAATAAGATAACAGGGTTAAACGCTGTAGATACTAAGCTCGAAATAGAACTTAACATGTATATCGCAAAATATCAACCTATCTATTTTAAGAAGATGTTCGGAATGGAAGAAGTTCCTGCTGAATTATTGGCTTTAGTCATTGATACTACACTTAAACTTTCCCCATTAGCTAACTTTGTGTTTTATTTTTGGCAAAAAGCTAACATAACTACGGCTACAAACACAGGCATGAAAACGCTTGTCCAACAAAATACAGTTGACCAGTCGCCAATTCCGAACATGGTTACTCAATGGAATGATATGGTATATAAAAACATTGATATACATAATTACCTATTAGAACAGAAAACGCTTGAAATCGCACCCATTGAAGCCGTAGCGGAGGTTTTAGACCCTCCAACTCCAGCAGTTGAAGCGGTGGCTGGATATACACTTACATTTAAGACTGATATTCTGCCAAACGTAAATTATTGCGACTCTATTTTCAGAAAACAAAATCAGTTAGGAATATGAAAATAACATCAAAGCATAAAATGAAAGATTTAAAACGGATGATGTTTATATTAAACAACTCCGATGATAATCTACTAGACAAAATAAAAGCATTCGATGTTCCAACCGAAATTAACGGCATAAAAGTAAAGCCGTATAAAGACATTTCTATCGACAACATGCTCGATATTTGGGATATTAAAACAACCGAACAGCTTTATAAAATGACTGCGGAAGCGTTTTTAGATTTGGACGAAAAAGAAATACCTAAATTACCGCTAATAGATTTCATTCGATTAACTCAATATACCGAAGAAATAGCTATCTTAGTAGCGGAATTATTCAAAAAACTGCACAGAGAGCCAGAGGATATTAGAATTGTTGATATTCTATCGAAATACAAAAGTAATCAGTTTGGAATAGTAGCAAGGTTTTGCACCATGTTCCCAGCCTATACTTTAGAACAGGCAAGCCAATTGCCTTGGACGGTTATTTATTTAGCATTTGAAAATAAAACGATTGAATACGACATTGAACTTGAAAAAAGCAAATTAAAATGACAGCACTAGACACCGCAATAAAGGCTACAATGGATAAGTATTCAATTACATTATTCCCTTGTATATTTCAACCCGATGGAAAACTTTTAGTAACCGAAATAGAAACACAATATAACTGCATTGTTGAAACGTATATCGA